CGTCACCGACCTGCATGTCAGCTATGGCGGCAAATCGTTGCCCTGCCTGTACCACAATCCCCATCAACTGTAATAAAGTTGGTGATGGTTCTTTAAAAGGTAATGGCATAAATGCATCTTTAATACTTCCTCCAGGTGCATCTACATCTCTGAATTCTCCAGGTTGAATTGCCTGCGCTTCGTCTCTTACTCTGATTCCTCTTTGTTTAAATCCTGCCGGTAAATTACTTAAAGTTCCTGCGTCTAACAATTGACGTAAAGCAGTAGTTGCCGTTCTAGACAAACCACCGATCATATGAATTAATCCAAAACCATAAAAGCCCATACCCGGTAAAAATTTAAAATGAACAAAATAATCTATTTTTTGTTTTGTCGGATCTTCAGCTTGAAAGTTTCTTCTAATTGATAATATTTGTCTGCTTCCCATTTCAAGAGTTACAATGTATGGAAGTTTAATTCCTGTTGGTTCTCCTCCTGAGTCTTTGTCTTCAAAACCTTCTAAATCTAAATCGGTATGAATTTCTAAAATTGTAAAAATATCTTCATCTCTAGTTTTTTTAATTCCTTCTAACTCTCTTTCTTTTTTCTCTACTTCTGTTTCTTGATTATAACCAGGTGTTAATTCTATGTCTTGATAGAAACCTGACACTTGTTTTTTTCTTAACTCATTTTCAGACATTTTAATTGTGTGTATGACTGCTTCAGCATCTTCTAAAGATGTTGCAGTGTATGGAACAACTAAGTCATCAGCCGGTACAAATTTTGAGACGGCTCTGCCAAGTAGTTCATCATAGTAAACCTTCTTGAACGCAGAGCCGGCAAGAGGGAGATAAAAAAGCATTTGATCGAACTCGGGTTCATACTCCTTCATCACATCCATGAGCTGATAGTTCATGAATTCTTTAACTCTGTTTGATTGGTCTTCTCTGGCCCTGTCTGCTAGTCCAACTATTCTAGTATGCACTGGACCATTAGCCGGTAATAATTCTTTATAAGCTTGCGCTTGGAATTGTGTAACTGCTTCTGCAAGAACTGGGTGAGTTGCACCACTTGCTCCTTGAAAGGGTTGAGTTGGGTTTTCGTATTTAAATCCTAAAAGATCTAAACCTTTTGTGTAACTATCTTCCCAATCTTTTCTAGATGATTTGTATTGATTATAGTTTGCTGTTAATTCAGAACCTAATTTACCTAAAACTTCTTCTGGTAATAATTCTGCTAAATTATCAAAATGAGATTCACCACCACCTGCATTAACTGCTTCTGGATCAAAATTAATTGTTGCACTACCATCTTCTTCTTGAGTTACTTGAATATCATCTGGACCAATTTGCTCTTCAATATTTTCTTGTTGAGCTTCAACAATTTCTTCTTCTCCAGGTATTTTAATTTCAGTCTCTACGTTTGGTAGGGCTTTGTCTATGTCTGCCATTTATATTCTCCGAGTTCTTTATTGTTGTAACTTGTTTTGTAGGAACATTCAACCCCTGTGAGTCTGGACCTTTTAAAGGTGGAATCTCGTTCCATTTAACGTGTTGCATATTTGCAACAAGAGTTTTATTCTTCACGGAACATACCTCTTTTATTTCTGTAATCGTCAAAAGTTTCATAACCACTAATACCTAGTGATAGCGCTAAACCTGGTAGCCCAAATCTTCGAGATACAGTTTTTAATACACTTGGACTAATTCCAAGTCTCATTGTTTTTGCAATCGCAGGACTTAATCCTTTTGTTGCAAATTCAGTTGCAGGACCTGCAAATGCAGCTCCTAAATAATTTAGTGGATTAGTTGCAATTTCAGCTAATGAATCTCCTTGTTGTACTTGACCTGCAATAAACAATGGCTCAGTTGCAAGTAAACCAGCTGGTGTACCTAAAGCAGTTAAACCTCTTCCTAAAGTTTTTAAAGCGGTCTTTGTAATTCCAGATTTAGTTGCACCTAACGCTCCACTTCTTGCTGCTTCAATTGTAGAAGGTGCGACTGCTGCTGTACCTGCTACAGCGGTAGCTCCTATTGCCGGTAATTGATAATCTAATATTGCAGGACTTTCTTGTGGCGTATCATCTAACGATCCTGTTACCATATCAATTAACATATTTTTTTGTTGCTCTTCGTTTGATAAATAAGTTGTTGGATCATCATTCATAAATTTTTTAACAGCACCTGCCGCTACTGCACCTGCTGCTGCAATCGCTCCAAACTTACCAGCACCTCTTACAAATGGACTTTGTAAAAATTTTGTTGCAGCGTTTTTAACTTTATTAATTGGCCCAGATTGTTCTGGAAGTTTGTTTATATCTTGTGAAAGTTTTACAGGGTCGTTGTCAAAAGCAAATTGCATTTGTTGCACACAACTGCTTCCAGCTGCAAAACCAATTCTACCACCCTCTGCTCTAAATATTTGACACACACCACCTTCATTAGTTCTAGCAGCTTTTAATAATGTGTTTTCAAAAGATTTCACACTTACATCAAAAAAAGGTTTACGACCTTTTGGATCTATATAAAAACCCTCTCTATCTGTAATGGCTTGAATATCTAATCCTTTTGTTTTGTATCTTGCTAATTGCTCTTTAGAAAAAACATTTGGATCTATTTTTTTTCCAATTTTAATTTCTGGCAAAGCCAAACTTTCTAACTGAGTTTTAGATAAATCTTTAAACCCTTTGTAAGTTGGAACGTTAGCTATTAATTCATCTGCAATTTTTTGCGCACCTGCCGTATCTCCTGCTGCTAGTGCTGTTTGCACTCTTCCTATAGATCTAGATAATCTTCCTTGATACTGTGCAAGTGGACCTTCGTTTATTCCTTTTGCCGTTACATCTACAAAAGCAGAATAAGGTTGAAGCCCTCTCATTTCACCGGTGCTAATTCCAATAACTTCATTAACACTGAAAGGAACTTTACCTTTTTCAGGTATGTCTAAAATATTTTTTAATTGATCTCTAAATGCTGTTTTAAAACTACTTAAACTAGCATTACCTTCATTTTTATAAAACTGATCTACATTTGCTAAAGCCGCATTATAAAAAGCAACTCTATATGGATTTCTTTTACCAATATCTCCAATTTGATTTAAAATTCTTTTACCTGTAACAACGTCTTTAGGTATTTTAATGTCTCCCTTGTATTCATCACCTTTTAAGACTCTTGCTAAAGTTGCCATCGCATTTGCAGCTTTTGAAGGAGAAGAATCTTTTAAAACTGTTTGAACTATAGGTAGGCTAGGAAGTTTTTTCTGTTTAAAAATTAAATCGTTTATATCATCATTATTATATAATGTTTCGACTCGGTCTCTCATGTCGCTAGTTATTGTTTTAGAATTTAAATAACGTTTCCATTTTCTAACTGTAGTATCTGATGGGTCTTTCCAGTAACGTTGTTTAGTTCCTTTTCCCTCTACAAAAGATCCTGCTGGTGTAGGGGCTACTTTAAAACTAAAATTATCTCTTATAAACTTACCTGTATTACTTGCATCAGGGGTACTAATTAAACTAGGAATTGATCCTTTTGCTATTCCACCTATTTTTTTTAAAAATTCGTCAGTGGTTAGAGTATATCCTGTAGGAATTTTTCTTCTTTGTTTAAAAGATTTAGCAGCATTGCTTTTTTGATATGCATCTGCTTCGTTCCATGGGGTTTTATAAGCATTGTCATAAAAAGTTTTAAATTTTTTAGAAGATTCATATAGAGGGTCGTGTATGCTGCCAGCAAACTGTCCACCGCCTCGAAGCAAGACTTGTTTATTGTTTTGTTGATTAAATTTTTTTACAATAGCGTTTATTGTCCCCACACCTAAATTAGTTTTAGCTCCTTTATTTAGTTTTGCAGAACTTGTTATAATTTCTTTTTTATCTTTAGATATTCTTTTTAAATAATCTCTAACTTTATCTCCTTCGTTGGTCACTAAGTTAAACTTTATTCCTCTAAAATAAGAAGGATGGTTATTTCTGTATTTTGAAAGACCACGATACGGATCGTCTATTTGAGGAAAAGCTTGTTTAAAAAGCTTTGTAGCTTTTTCCATTGAAACAGGTTGTGGTTCTTTTTTAAGAAGGTCTTGTAATTTTTTTAAACTTTTTTTGGTGCTAACTAACATTAGACCTCCAAAATACCAGCAATACCACCATCAGCATTTCTTTTTCTACCACCAAAAAGCTCGTCGATGTTTACTTTGTTCATATCGTCAATATCGTCTACAATAGTTCTTTCTTTTATATTTGGATTAACTTTACTTAAAAGTTCGCTAGTCTGTCCTCTTTCTAAAATAGTCATGTAGTCTTCTCCAAATGTTGCCTCAGCCCAATCTGGATGACGAAGAGCTCTCATCTTGTTTGCCAGTGAGGGACGATTATTTTTTTCAAACTGTCTAATTGTTTGAAACAATTCTGGATCATTTAATTTTATTTCTTCATCTATTAATTTTACATAGTCATCGCTATATATATTTGTGTCATCAAATTTAGTTTTAAGAAAGTCTAGTTTTCTACTTGTAACAATTTTATCTGCATCTTGATTGCCTTTAGTAATTGCATCAATAAAATCCATACCTTCGTCTTTGTATTTCTTTACAAGTTCTTTTTCAATCTTCCCTCGCATGATGCCAGATAGACCTTTAAAAATATTTGACGCCATTAAACCTCCAAGATCTTAGCTAGGCCGCCACTTTTAAAATCAATAGGCTTACCTAATCTCATTAGTATTTCTCTAACGCCATCTGGATAATCGTCTGGATTTTTTAAAACTTGATTTAACATTTTAAAGTATTCTGTTTTTTCTTTACCAACTAAAGATTTGTCTGTTGCTAAACTTTTAAATAAATTTGTTATGTCTTCTGCTTCAATACCGTATTTACGAATAGCTTGATAACCTGCCTTACCAAGTCTTCCTAAACCACCACCAAAAAATCCTGCACGGCCACCCTCTGCAAATGGTTGCTGTGGTCCACCAGGTATATCAATCTCAAGAAGTCTTGCAGTCATTCTATCAAAATCTGGACTACTAGGTTTATTTCCTGCAGCATCAACTACGTTATCTAAAATTCTTTTTGTAAAAATTACGATCTCTTCTGAACTTGCACCTTCTGGTATCATCTCTGCAATTCTTGGTCCAAAATATTTATTAACTAATACTAATGGGTCCCCTGCAATACCGCCGCCACCTTCTGTAATGTATTTTACATCTACTTCATCTATTATGTCAGCTAAACCTGTTTGAGTAGGGTTTTCTTTTTTTAATGCCTCTACTAAAAATTCTCTAGCTGTTGCACGTTTAGCAGGAGTGCCGCCTTGATTGCTTACAACCATCGTGCCGTCATCTAACATTCTTTTAAATTGTGCAGCAAGTTCTGGATCTTGTGCTTCTAAATTTCTAAGTGTTTCTTCAGTTGATTGAACTGGTGCTGCAATATCATCTGCTCCACCACGTGAACCTGGTGGTGGTAAGTT